CCATTCAGCACCCGCGAGACGTGCTTCTGGGTCACTCCGAGGTACCGGGCAAGGTCGGCCTGCGTTGCGCCGTCAAGGATCAGCTCAGCGCGGATGGCGGCCTTGATAGCGTCCAGTCCGGCGCTCACGGCAGCCTCGGATCACGCCGGCACACCGGGCACCGGGCAGGCTGCGGATGACGTCGTGCTTCTATCCGGTAACCCGCGATCACGGCGAAGGCGAAGGCGAAGACGGTGATGAGGGCAGTGAGCTTCATGATGCCTCGTCGAACAGGGATGCTGGCGCCGCGTGGTCGGCAGCGACCGCATCAAGGTTCTTGACTGCCTGCCGGTAGTACGAGGGCTTCAGCTCTGCCCCGATCCCCCGGCGCCCGAGTTCCACCGCAGCGTAGACCTCGGTGCCGACGCCCAGGAATGGCGTCAGGACCGTCTCTCCGGGGTTGGTGCGCATGTCGGTAAAGCGCCGGGGCACGTCTAGCTGCAAAGCGTGAACGTGGCGCTCGTCCTCATCGTCGCGGGCTTCGCGGTAGGGCAGCACGGCCATGACGCTGCGGTCATCCCACTGGCCGAGGTTGCCGCGGATGTCATCCCAGACGGGCGATGCGTACTGCCGCCACACCCACTGCGAGTACTTGTTCATGATCTGGCTGCCGGTCCAGCCCTTGTACCGGAGCACGTCCGCTGGCGGCAGGCTTGCCCCGTAGTAGGTCTCAAATCCGCGGGGGTGCGTCACCGGGACGGGGTTGGCGCCCTGCTTGCGGAAGATCAGCAGGTAGTCGGCCGACGCTAGTCCTGCGTCGGTGCAGTCCTCGACGGTGGTCTGGTGAGTCAGGTCCTTGACCATCGTCCTGTTCCTGACAGCCAGCGGTTCCTTCCAGATCACATGCCGGCCCACATAGTCGAACCCGTGGTCATGGTGGAGGCGGATGATGTCACCGGGGAAGTCGGCCAGGGCGTCGCCGCCGGAATTCCCCGCGGCCACGTCGGTGCAGTGCACGCCGCTGATCCGGCCCGGCATCGTCAGCCGGGCAACCTCTGCGACCACGAAGCCGTAGTGGGCGAAGAACTCCTCGTAGGTGCGGCTGTTCGACAGGTCCGCATCGTGCGACGTGTAGTGGTACATGCCCGGGTTGACGCCGCCCGGGCGCGCGAACGGCAGCGAGTACACCGAGCCGTGCACCGACCCCGGCGGCAGGCTGGCCATGACCGGGATGCAGTCGCCGCAGTAGACGGCGAACTCATCGGTGATCTTCTGGTCTAGGACGCCGCCCATTGCGGCACCTTCGCTTCCTGGTCGTAGTCGTGGGTGCGCTGGATGGGCACGGCGCCGCGCATGCTGGCGGTCAGCGCGCTGAACATGGCGTCGGCCGCCGCGGCCTTGCGCTCAAGGCCCCTGAACACGTTGGCGCCGCCCTCGGTGACCACGATGTCCACGGTCACCGGCTCGGCCTGCCCGAACCGCCAGCAGCGGCGCGCGGCCTGGTAGTACTGCTCGTAGCTCCACGAGGGGAAGTACGTCATGCGGTGGCAGTGCGCCCAGTTCAGGCCGAACGCGCCGATCTTCGGCTTGATCACCAGCACGCGGATCTCCCCGCGGCTGAACGCCGCCAGCCGTTCTTCCTTCACGTCCACCGGATCGGATCCGGTGACCTGAACCGCGCCGTCGATCAGGTGAGTCAGCAGGTCACCTTCGGCGTTGAGCTGGCACCAGGCAACACCCGGCGACGCGTCGGCCAGCAGTTCCGCGGCCTTCTCGCATCGCTCGGTGATGGTGCGCCGGGCTTCCTCGCGTTCCTCCGCGAGCCCGGTTGCGGGCACGTCGAACAGCGCGCCGGGCGCCGGGGCGTTCGCCCGCACAAGGTGGCGCCGGGCCGTCATCGGCGGCAGGACGAAACCCTCATCGCCGAACCCCAGGTCCGAGGGCTTGCGAGCGGCCCGGGCCCATGACGAAACCCACTGCCAGAACGGGATCTCCGAGTGGCCGCGGAACCGCCACGCCTCACCCGAGGACGCGCGCCACTTCCCGCCGCGGGACGCGGAAGTGCGCTCCTTGTTCGTGAAGAACCGGCTGATCATGTCCATGTGCCCGAGGTAGCCGAGGGCCTCACTCGACGTGCCCAGCTCCACGTAGTCGTTCGGCGCCGCGGTGGCGGTGCACAGCAGCCGGTAGCGGATCGTGCGGAGGAACTCGGTCACGATCGCGCGCCGCATGCCGTCATACGCCTTGATCGCCGATGACTCATCGCAGACAACGCCGCCGAACCGGCCCGGCTCGAAGTGCTCAAGCCGCTCGTAGTTGCTGATCGTGATGCCTGCCGGAATGCTGCCGTCGCGGGAGATCGCGGCGTCCACCCCGAACTTCGCGGCCTCGGCCTCGAACTGGAACGTCACGGCCAGCGGCGTGATGATCAGCACCGGCTTGCCCGTCCGCCGACGCACGTTCTCGGCCCAGGTGAGCGCGAGCGGCGTCTTGCCCATGCCGCAGTCAGCGAACAGGGCGCCGCGGCCCATCCGCACCGACCATTCGGCCAGGTAGCGCTGGAACGGGAACAGGAAATCAGGCAGCCATTCCGGCTCGAAGCCGGCCGCGTCGGCGGCCTGTGCCTTGGCGGCCAGGAAGCTGGCGTAATCCCCGCTCACTTCCCGCCCCCGATCCTGCGCGCTATAGCCGCGTCCTTTACTGACTGCGCAGCGCAGGCACACCTCACGCACCCTGGCAGGCAGGGACCGCTATGGGGCTTAGGGGCAGCAGCGAGGATGGCGGCGGCTATGCCCTCTGCCGTCAGTCCCCTGATGGCGCGGTCATAGAGAGCGAGCCTGAGGCGCTTGCCGGGTGACAGGGCGGCTGGCCGGGCGCGGCGGATGGCGGTCATGAAGCGGCTCCGTTCTGCCGCCGTGGCAGCGGGTACGGCGGGTGGGCTATCGCCTCTGCCTCTGCCGCTACCCGCTCGTCTCCCCATCCCCTTGCCGCTGCCTTAACAGCGCGGAGGAACCGGGCGTCAGCGGTTTCCAGGGCGCTCCTGGTGGCTGCGCCCAGGCTTGCGGCATCAGCGAGGGAGCGCTTGCGGATGGCCAGTGCGCGGAGTACGTCGGCGTCGAAGCGCTGCTCGGGGGTGAGGGAGTCAGGGACGGGACGGGGGGCGGTCATGCGGCACCGTCCAGAGCTGCATCGGCGGCCACGATCCGGCGCGTGATCCATTCCACGCACGGCACGGCCACGCTGTTGCCCGTCTGCCGGTCCCGCGCCGCGTCGGACTGCTCGACCTCGCGCCCGTCCTCAAGCCGCCAGCGCGTCCAGCCTGCCGTAGCGGTTAGCTCAACGGCGTATGAAGTCGTTTCGGGCGTTGGCAGCAGAATGAGCGAACCGATGGCACTCAGCGCAGAGCAGCACAAGGTTGCCCATGTCAAGCCGGAGGGCTGGGTAGTGCGTCCAGCTTGCGACGTGGTGGACGTGGAATGACTTGTTCCCGCGTGTCCAGATTTGTGAGCACCGCTGGCAGCAGCGCTGATCTCTAGCCCACACACGGGCACACAGATTGCGCCACTCGGTTGATGCGTAGAAGGCACGGGACTCGGTGGTGACGCCGCCCTTCCAGTTGATATTGCCTGCTCCCGTTCGTGCGGCGTAAGCGCATGCACGCGAGCAGAAAGGTCGAACAGCGCGGCTAGGGGAGAGGGATCGTTCGGCACCGCACCATTCACAAACCAGTATCTGCCGTCTGGACTGCGTATCTCCGCTGTTTTGGCCTCGCAGTCGATATGCACACTCACGGCTACAGGCAGCGCGGGGTCTGGATGGGAGCATTCCGAATGGCTTCCCGCAGGCCGCACAGGATCGGACGATCCTAGCGCGCCGGCAGCGCATGCAGATTTTTGCGACCTGGGATTTCGGGCGACCGCATGGGCATGGTTCTTTGGATGTTCGGAGCATTGCCACACTTCAATTCTAAGCGCTTTAGTAGTCTCCGGGAATCCCTGTAGCCGCTCTCGTTCCCGGGGTGTCAGCCTGCGCACCGCAGCGCCGGACTGGACGCCCGCTGGCTGGCTCGTGTTCAGCGCCGGGGCTTCCCGCGCATAGCCGAGCCGCACGTCACCGCCCATCGGATCTCCGGGCTGCGGGTTCGCACGGTTCTCCGCGGACGTGATCTGCGCCAGGTCCAGCGGGATCAGCTGGCCGCCTGCTGCTCCTTCGGCGTCGATGCGGTGGCCCCGGCGTCCGCCGCCCTGGATGCTGCTGGTGACGTAGGCACCATGCCCGTCAAGGTCTGTGCTGCGAGATCCTCCAACGCGGCTGCCAAGGGTTCCGGCAACGTCCGTCCCCGCCGCTTCGCCCGCCGCAGGATTCCCTTCGCCGCCTTCGGGCTCAAGCAGTATTTCGACAGGTGCGGCCCGGTCTCCAAGACATCCGACAATGAACACGCGCTTCCGTCGCTGGGGGACGCCGAAGAACTGACTGTCCAGCACTCGGTAGGCGAACCCATACCCGAGCTTGCCCAGCGCCCCGAGGACGGTACCCATTGCTCCCCCGTGGGCAGGCATGCAGCCGCCCGCGCAGGCGCCGCCGGGGACGCCGTGCGGGACGTTCGGGAACCATTCGCGGTGCCCGGGGTCTCCGCGCCATTCACCGCAGGCCAAAGCTCGCCCGTTTGCGGTGCAGGTGCCATCACCGGGACAGGAGCAGACGGCCGACAGGAGACCGGGCACGTTCTCAAGAACGATCCACCGTGGGCGCAGTTTGCCGGCCAGCCGCACGATCTCCCAGAACAGTCCCGAGCGTGCGCCGCCCAGGCCCGCGCGGCGGCCTGCGATCGAGAGATCCTGACAGGGGAATCCTCCGGTGAGGATTCCCCGTCCGGGAACAAATCCAGCTGCCCGGAGATCATCGCCGGTCACCTCTCTCACGTCTGGGAACTGCGCTGTCTCCGGGAAGTGCCGGGCCAGGACGCCGCGGCAGTCCGCGTCAATCTCAACAGCCGCGACCACGCGGACGCCGTTCTGGCCAAGCGCCCGGTCGAATCCGCCGAGTAAAATGCCCGCGAATAGGCTGACTGCTGTCAGATCGCTGGGCATGCGGCACCACCTCCCCGCAAGGAGGAGGCACTACGATCCGGGGAAGTGCGCTTGCCGGTCACGTTGCGGCGGTGCTTGTCCAGCTTCAGGTGACACGGACGGCATAGCCGCACGTAGTCAGTAACGTCCTCATAGCGGCCCGTCAGGTTCGCCCAGTCATAGCAGCCCGGCCCGCTCTTGTCGCAGGCCGCGCAATAGTCCGGCTTGCCGCGCGCCGCTTGGACGCGCCGGTGGAATCCCGCATAGCCGACATCAGTTCCTCGCCAGCCGTTGTTCTTCTCGCCGCGCTGATCGCGCGGCACCGCTGTGCGTGCCTGAATTCCGTGATGCTGCATCAGTCGCCAGATGACTCTTTGGGACACCCCCAGCTGCTGGCCTACTTCAGTCTGGCTAAGGCCGCGGCCGTACAACTCGCGAACCTCAGCGACCATCTCTGCCGGATAGTCCTTGGGCTTAATGTGCGTGTGCGGGTAAACGCCTCTAGGCATGTGACTAGTCTCCCAGCATCCTTGCCGCCTAGTCAAGTGACAAGTAGCATCATGACTATGGTTGCCGTTGTGCATCACCTGATGGGCGCGGCTGAGATCGGCGCACGCCTGGGCGTGAGTCGCCAGAGGGTGCAGCAACTCGTCTCGCGGCCGGACTTCCCGGCACCCGTGGTCGTGCTCGGCATGGGCAAGGTTTGGGAATCCGGGGACGTGGAGCGCTGGATTCAGGAGCACCGGCCCGGTACCTGAGCCACCCTCGTAGCCGGTGCAGAGTGAGCCGACGCGCGTCATGCCGTGCCCCCTGCCAGTCCCTCGTACCTGGGGCTGGGGACTGCCGGCTGCTCGGTGCCGCAGGCAGGGCAGCGGCCGGTCACTCTGGCCACCCCGTCTCGCCGAGAATGGCGTCCCGGTAGACCTCTGCGGTCTCCCCGTCGCGGCGGGCCCATGCTTCGGCGAGCTGGCTTACGTCCAGCCACGGAGGGCGGCTGACGGTGCACATGTCGAACGGGTAGCCGAGCTCGGAGACGAACCAGTCCAGGACCGCGACGATGGGGTCGGGCGCCGCTGCCAGCCGGTCCAGTGCCATCACCAGGACGGTGGTGA